TCAGCGCCCGCCAGCCTCGAGCAACTTCGACCGGACAAGCGCATCCATCGTCTCGGCCGAAGGCGACAGGCGCTTCAGGGCATGAGGCACCGAGGTGCGGACATAGGCCGAGACGAACTCGGTGGCGACGTCGCGGGTCAGGCCACGCGCCACGGCGACCCGCGCAGCGGTCATGATGGCGGAGTGCAGCGCCTCGCGATGCCGTGCCTCGATCTGGATCCCGGTCCAGCGCTGGAAGCGGACGGTCGCGAATCCGATCAGGGCGGTCAACACCACGCCTGCGAGATCGAGCAGGCTTGGCGTCAGCGCGGTCAGCAGGTCGCTGCCGGTCGACGCGGCGGCCGGCAGCGCGAGCGTGGCGATGATCACGGCCGAGACAGCGATGCGCACCAGAGCGGCCAGCAGCGGCCCGCCGACCAGCAGGATGAAGGCCAGCGCGCCGAGGACGAGCACGAGCACGAGGGGCGCCGAGGGCGCGAGAATGAAGATCGGGGACATGGGGTCTCTCCTTCAGAGGCGGGCGAACTGGAAGTGCATCCAGTCGCGGTTGCAGGCGCGGCCGAGGCTGGTGGCCCCGGCGGCTTCGACGATGGTCCAGAAGGGCTCGTAGACGGGCGCGGCGAAGCTTGCCCGGTCGCGGCCCCAGCGGAGCGGGTTGCGCTCGGGGTCGAGATCGACGGCGATCCCCCAGGCGTGCATCGAGAGGCTCGAGCCGCCGCGCATGGGCCGGTGGTTGAAGCAACCGCCGAAGAGGTTCAGCCGCAGGCTCTCGAACTCGGCCGCGCCATAGTGGGCGACCGCCTCGCGGAAGATCCGCGTCACGGGCGCGACCACCAGCCTGTGGCAGCGGAAGCTCGAGACGGCGGTGTTCAGGTCCCATGCCAGCCAGAACGGGATCGGCAGCTCGACCACGCCGGCGGTGCAGTCGGGCCCGCCGGCCACGCCATAGAAGCTCGCCACCGACTCCTGCCGCGGATAGGCCCCCTGCGCATCGGCCACGGCGTGGCCCGGCAGGGGCACCCGCTCGACCGAGGCCTTCGACCGGCCCGAGGCCCAGGCGGTCAGCGCCTCGCGGGTGTTCGGCCCGAGAAGACCATCGATCCGGCCCGGCGCATGCCCGAGCGCCGCCAGCACGGCCTGCCCTGCAGCGATCAGGCGGCGGTCGCGCGGCCATGCCTTCCACGACACGGCGTCCTGGCGGCCCAGGATCACGGCCACCGCGGCCATGGTCTGCGGGCCCGCATCGCCGTCGATGGCGCCCTTGTAGAGCCCGACGGCTGCGAGCAGCCGCTGGATTTCGCGCACATCCATGTGCGTCTCCCATGAAAAAGCCCCGCACGAGGCGGGGCGGATGATCGGCTTGCCGGCGTCGGCAAGGTGATGGGGCCTCAGCGGCTCGTGGCCGCCTCGATCCGGGCGAGCCGCTCGTCGAGCCGGCCGAGGGTGCCGAGGATCTGCGCCTCGAGCGCCCGGATGCGGACCTCGTGATCGTCAACCGTGCGCTGCGCCGCGAGCGAGCGGGCGTCGAGCGTGGCCCATGCGACGGACAGCGCCACGACGAACGCACCCATCTGCAGGACATTGCCCAAGGTGATCGAGTTTCGGTATTCGGGCATCCTGCCTCTCCTTTAAGCCCGGCCCGGCGCCGGGGGTTACAGACGCCGCCAGATCCCGGCAGCGAGCATGGCCGCCCAGACCGTGAGCGCGCCCACGGTCGGCCAGTAGCCCCAGCAGAGGGCGGCGGTGATGATGGTCGCGCCGGTCGCGACATGTGCCGTGTCGGTCAGGCTGTCTCGCAGGTCGGGCCCGCGCTGGATCAGCCGCTCCCAGAAGCCGAGGTAGATCAGCGCCACCGCCGGCGGCACGAGCGCGGGCGGCAGGCCCACCCCATGCAGCGCGAGCGCGGCGGGCATCCCCACGGCCGCGGCATGGCCGGCCTGAGAGGTGGTCTCGCCATACCAGTCCCGCGCGAAGCTGTCGGGCACGAGCACGGCCGAGAGCGCGGAGAGGAGGCGCCGGATCATGCGAGCGCCACCGCGCTGGCGACCGCGGAAATCGCCGCGACCGCATCGGAGACCGCGCCCTCGATCGCCGCGACATCAGTGGCGGCCTCGATGAGGGCGATCCCGCCGAGGCGGGCGGTCTCCAGCGGGGCTGCCAGCGAGATCCAGACGGCGCTCAGCCCGAGGTAGACCTGCGCCACCTGCCACGCCGTGGGCGCGGTGATACCCACCTCGGCCGCGATCAGCGGATAGTCGTCGAGGTCTGGATCGGTCGCCGCGATGTAATCCCGGGCCTCCTGCTCCTTGCGGAGATAGAGCATGTCCTGCCCGGTGATCGCCGTCACATATCGTCGCCGCACGGCATCGGTCGCGGCGTTGACCGCGCGGATGCCTGCGCGGCGCGCCTCCTCCAGTTCGGCGTCGAGATCGGCCGGCGTCCGCGGGTCGATCCACACGCCCGCCGCGAAGTCGAAGACGGCCCACGGCCCCGGGCGCGGCGGGTAGACGACGGGCGTCTCGCCGCTGATGTAGTGCGTGTCCGGCGCCACCGGCGCGTCGACCCAGAGCAGGGTATCGCCCGGGGCCAGGTTCAGTTCGGCCGTCTCCTCGTCGCAGATCATCGTCTTGACGATGCGGCCAGAGGTCTCGTGAAAAACCCACGTCATTTCTTTGCCCTCAGCAGGCCGAGGCCCACGCCGACGTAGGTCGAGCCGAGCGGCTGGGCTTGCTGCCCCTCTAACTTAATGTTCAGAGCCGTGGCGTCGGCGATGAGCATGATCGCACGGCCGTATGGCACGGTCGGCGCAAAGTTGCTGTCCGGGTAGTCGCCACGGGTGTAGCCTTGGACGGTGGAGCCAGGGATAACTGTGCCGTTTACCACCAGCCTGACACGCGCAGCGCCGAGTGATGCCGCGCCGAACGGGATGATGCAGTTCCCGATGACGCAGAGCTTGTCGCCGACGCTCACCGTCTTCGTGATACTTGCCAGAGCCTGCCAGGTGGCCTGCGCGGTCTGCGTGACGTCGCCGTAGGTCGCCACGTCCATGGTCGTGATCGCGTCTCCGGCGACATGGATCGTATCGACGGCCAGCTCGCGGATGGCCGCGGAGCCGACCGTCAGCGCCCCGATCTGCGCCTCCTGCGTGATCACGGCCTCGGTCGCGATCAGCTCGGCGCCGGTGATCGACTGCGGCGTGATGAGCAGCGAGCCCGACCGTTGGCGGAGCACCTCCATGTTGGTGATGTAGACGGCGCCCACGTCTCCGCCCGCGCGGTAGGCCTGCACCGTGGCATAGGCCGCGCCAGTCGGGGCCGCCGCGACCGCCATCGTGCGCGTGGCCCATGGCGCGCTTGTAATATTCACAGCGCGCGCGGCTTGGCCGATGAACGCGCCGCTGGCGTCATACCACAGGAAGCGCAGCCCGGCCGTGAGATTGATCCCGGAGCCCTGGTTCGCCGCGGCCGCATCGAACTCACAGGTGAACCTCTGCCCGGGCTTGCATTCGAACCGCGCGACGGTGACGGCCTGCAGCGCAGCATCCGGGAACATGCGGAGCACATAGGGCGTCGGGGAACTGGCGAGCACCGCCGGGCTGCTCGACTTCGGGATCACCAGGAAGCTGGCCGGCATCCCGGCCCATCCCCGCGTGTCGCCGTAGGGCATGGCCCCGTTGACCACGAGGTTGCCCGAGAAATCCGTCACCACGAGCTGCGGCAGGCTGACAGTGCCGTCGAGGATGATCTGACTAGCGGACAGCTTTGCCACGCTGACCGATCCCGCCGAGCCATCGGCCGCGACGAGATCGAGGAGCGAGACGGACCCGCCCGCCTGCGCCCGGATGAGGTAGCCCGCGCTGGCGTTGCCCTGGAGGTTGGAGATCGCCGACCCTTGGGTGACCACAGTCGCCTGGACGTTGCCAACCTGAGTGGACAGGCTGGTGAGCGACACTGCCAGCGCGCTCGTCGGGCTGATGTTCAGCCCGAGGATGTTGGTGATCTGGCCCTGCAGGTTGCTGTCGCCGGTCGCGATCTGGCCTGAGAGCGTGGTCTGCACAGCCGAGATCGCGCTGTCGGTCTGGACCTTCGTGTAATAGTTGCTCGACAGGTCGGCCGACACCGTTGCGGCGGCTGCGGCGGCGTCCGTCGCGACCTTGTCCGTGACCGCCACCCACGCGCTGCCGTTCCACCGCTTCGGCGTATTGGCGCCGCCGGTCGTGTCGATCCAGAGGTTCTGGGGCAGCCGGTCAGCCGCAGCCGGTGCCGTGCTCGAGTAGATGGTCTTGCCCTTGCCATCGGCCGTCGTCTGAGCCGCCGTGATGCTGGACGACAGCGTCGTCTGCACGGCCGAGATCGCGCTGTCGGTCTGGGTCTTGGTGTAGTAGCCCGTCAGCAGCGTTGCGCGGATCTGCCCGCCGGACAGGATCTCGCTCTCGAGGCTGCTGACCTGCGCCGAGATCGCGCTGTCCGTTTGCGCCTTGGTGTAATAGCCCGTCAGGGCCGTCGCCTTCACCTGCCCGGTGGCCGAGTTGTAGACCGCATTCAGGTTGGCGGTGACCGTGTTCAGGTTGTTCGTTATCCCGAGCAGCTCGGCGTCCAGCGCCGAGAATGCCGTCGAGAGCGTCCCGGTGAACCCCGACACCAGAGCGTCGTGATCGGCCCGCACGCCCGCAGCGGCCGCGGCAGCGTCCTGCGCCTCCTGCGCGGCGGCATCAGCCGCGGCGTCCAGCTCGGCCAGCCGGTCGGCGATGGCGTCTTCGATGGCGCCCGGCGCGAGGTCATCCCCGGTCAGCCGGGTGTTCGGCGTGAGGGCCGTCTCCCACGCCGTCCACTGCAGCTGGCGGCGCGGCGTCTCGAGCCGGGCCCGCGCCTGATAGGTCGTGGCCGGCAGGATGCCCCCGGCGATCTGCACGCGGCCGGAGTTGGCATCGGCCACGGTCCCCCGGAACAGCACGTCCGCGCCGCCCGACAGCCGCACCTCCCACGACAGGGCCGCATCGGCAGCAACCTGCGTTCCGTCCCAGATCAGACGCAGAGCCGGGCGGCGGGCAGCCGAGGTCGCGTCCTCGATCGACACCCCCAGCACATCGAACCCGGGCACGGCCAGCGGCGGCGGAATGTCGTAGCCCGGCTCACCCGGATCGTCGGGCAGCTCGAACCCCGGCACCCAATCGTAATCGCTCGGGTCCACCTCGCGCACGGCCAGCGCCGTGTGGCAGGTCATCAGGGCAACGCCGCTCTGGTCGATCTCGAAGGCCTTGTTCTCGTAGCCGTTCCGGGCGCTCGACCACGCCACGATGTCGAGGGCCTCGAGCATGCAGGCATAGGGGCCGAGGGCGAGGTTGTGGCGCCGCCAGCGCCGATCATCCTCGATCCACGCGCGCATGAGCCGCTGCACCTGCCGGTGATACGGGCAGGCCGGGAGCTGCACGCTCGCCACGATCTGCCGGCCCTGATCCTGCGCCTGATAGTCCGCGCGGTAATACGGTTTGGCGTCCCGCTGCTCCCAGACCGACCGCGGATCCGGATAGGTGGCATGGCAGCCGTTGTGGCTCTCGTCGAGGCCCGGGAACGGCACATAGTCCTGCGGGCTGGTGACCAGCAGATCGTCATCGCTGAAAACATAGACCGGCAGGCCGGGCCCGCCCGCGCGCATCCGGTAGACGCCGCCGGACTCGCTGATGGCGCCCGAGCAGGCGTCGAGCAGCATCTCGATGATGTCTGCCGGCTGATCCTCTGCCACGTCGATCTCGATCCCGGCGCGGTAGCGCGGCTCGGTGCCGCCCGCGGCCAGCGTCACCGGCTCATCGCAGACGTTCATTGCCGTGAACCAGTTGCTAAGCGGCAGATCCTCGGCCTCGCACTCGCCGCCCCAGATCGAGCCGTCCGGCAGGCTGATCCCGCGCAGGATGTTGTAGATCATCACCGCAGGGTTCTGCGTCCGCTGCCAGGTCGCGCGGTTGTTCCAGCGCTGCGCGCCGGAGCCGCCCACCGTGCTGTCCTTCCGGGGGTCATAGAGCGGGATGCCTAGCACCTCGAAACGCACCTGCGGCAGGCCCGAGAACAGCTCGCTCTCGAACTGGAAGGTCAAGATCGCGGCGGAGATACCCCTGCCGACCATATCTGCCGTCCATGGCCGCTTCGGGAAGCTGCCGAAGTAGCTGGTCAGAAATTCATCGGCCGTCGTCTGCGACCCGTCCAGCCATCTGATCCAGGCGCGCGAACCGGTGCGGTCATCGTCCTCATATTTCCCCAGCGCACGGTCGCCATAGATCTCGGAATAGTCATATCCGTTCGGCCCGAACTCCACCCACTCGCCGTTGATCGCCACCTTGGACAGCGCGTGGCCCGGCATGTCCGCCACATCGATCACATAGGTCAGGAACGGGTTGTCCGTCTTGTATTCCGGCCGGTCGTGCCACATCGGCGGGCAGACATGGGCGCCCGCGGTGGCATAGGTGCCCAGGATGAAGGTCTGGCCGTTCGTGCCGCCCGTCTTCGTGTATTCCGTGGAGATCCCGGGCGCCTTCGGCTTGTCCATCTTGGCCCGCGTCAGCGCGGTGAAGGCCAAGGCGGCCGTCATCTTGATCAGGAACGCACCGACGGCCCCGAATGTCGCCGTCAGGGCCGTTCCGAAGGCCACCCCGTTGGACACGAGCGCGACCATTGTCGAGATCGGGTCAGCCGCCGCCGGCGTGGCGATCCACGAGGCGGAGAGGAGGAGGGCCGCGCGCCAGATCCGTTTCATACCGAGAATGCCCCCACCATGCGATCGCGCGGGACGAGGCCGAAACCGGCGGGCGTCACGACATAGATCATCTCTCCCTGGACGATGCCGAGCGCAGGCACCCCGGCCTCCTCGACCACGGCCACATCTCCGGCGTGGGCCATGGCCGGCGGCACCTCCGGCAGCAGGCTCGCAACCAGATCGACCTGATCCGCGAACCCGGCCTCGGCCAGCATGGCGCGGCCAGCCTCGAGCGTGCGGTAGCGCCCACGCCATTCGGCCGCGAGATCGACGCCCGTCATCGCCTCGACAGCGCCGGCGGCGAAGGTGGCGCAGTCAAGGGTGCCGGGCCGGAACGGTGCCGTGGCCGAGGCCGCGAGATAGGCGGTGAGCCGGTTCTGCCAGCCCAGTGTCTTGCGCGTCATCTCACGGATGCCCCTACAGTCAGCGCGGGCGCCTTCTGGACGCCGTCCCCGGTGCCCCACACGACCCTCGTCTGGCCGGAGATGTCGGCGTATTTAAAGAAGGCGTCGTCAGGGTCGCGGCGGCGCTGGCTCTCGTCCGACTTCTTCACGGGAACCTTGCGCGTCAGGATCATCGCGTTGCTGGCGATGGAGACGGTGCAGGACGCCTCGCCGCCCTCCTCCGGCGTCTGGATCGAGACGGCATCGATCCAGCCCTTCCAGACGCGGGTCGGCTCGGCCAGCAGATCGTCCGTCGCCAGATCGAAGAAGGCATGATGCACCTCGGCCGGGGCCAGCCTGGGCTCGTAGCCGCGGAGGGCCACCTGCACCTCGGGCGCGATGGGCGACATGGACACGTCGAGCGTGCGGACGGTCAGCCCGGTCTCGCGCGTGATCTGCCCCACATCGAGGAGCGCGCCCGCTCCGTGGTAGAGCCGGTCCGAGCCTCGGATCGTGATCGTGCGGTGATCGTCGCCGTTCCAGATGCCGATGGTCTCGACCGCGCCAGTCGTGCGGTTCTTGGCGGAGAGCCAGACCAGCACGCGCGCACGGATGCCGCCGCGCGCCGCGAGTGCTGCAGCGACGGCCGAAGGATAGCTGAGCAAGGGGTTACCTCAGTGTCTGGATGGCGGCGAAGGAGATGCCGTAGCGCTTGGGGCCGCGGATCTCGCCCATGTCGAGATCGGTCAGCACCGCCTTCATGCGCGGCTGGTAGAGCGTCACGTTGAGTTCGGGCACGGCGCCGCTACGGATGCCGGGCTGCACCTCGAAGTTGGGCGTGAGACCGGTGCCGTCCGCGGCCACCGTGTCCGCCACCTGGTGGAACGCATAGCGCAGCGGGCTCGCGCCATAGCTGAAGGACAGGCAGTCCCCGCGCGCGAGCGTGAACCCGGGCGGCAACCCCTTGATCGACAGGACGCCGCCAGAAACAGCGGCGATCCGGGGCGTGTAGCCGGTGAGCGCCGTGCCGGTCGGGCTCGCCTTCGGGCCGCAGGTCGGAAACGGGTTCATCACGAACGACGCGCCGGCCATGCGCAGCTGCGAGAATTGCACGCGCAAAGCCTCAGCATCGCGGAGCGAGACCGGCGCCAGAGCCACCTGCGCCCGCCAGAGACGGGCCCCGAGGTCGGCGGTCAGCACCTCGCCGGCCGCGGTGCGGCTGATCTCCTGCGCAGCGGGCAGGTCGAACTCCGAGACCAGCAGGCGCAGGTTCCCGAAGAACTGGGCGCGCGTGAGGGGGAACGTCGGCATCAGCGCACCCGAGGTTTCTTGGCGATCTGGTCGAAGCGGATGGGCAGCGCCTTGTCGTAGCTCTTCAGCCCCGCCTGCACACCCTGCTGGACCAGCGAGACGATGTGATCGTCCCCGGACCCGCCGTTGACGGTGATGCTGATCACCGCACCGCCGGGCCCGCTCTGGCCGCGCTTGTGGTCGATGATGGTCTCGTCCGGGTGGACCATGGCGAGGCGCCCGCCTCGGCCGTCCAGCCCGCCCATGCGGGGGCCGGAGCCGGTGTAGCCGCCGCCCTCGAACGAGCCAAGGATCGCGCCTCCGAGACCGGAGAGCAGGCCGCCACCGCCGCCGAACGGGCCGGTGCCAAACAGCGCCGCCTCGAGCGCAGCTTTCGCCAGCGCCTGCGCCACGCCCCGCATCGTGTCGGCAAAGCTCTCCCCGGCCACGATGGCGTCGAGGAAGCCGTCCTTCATGTCCGACTGGATCTGCTCGAAGAACTGGGCGCGCTCCTGGGCGGCGTCGTATTGCTCTGTCAGCCTGCCGATGGACGCGGCCTGCTGGTCGATCTGCTCGCGCAGCGTGAGGCCGGTCGCGGCCTGCCGGGCATCGAGATCGAGGTTCTGGCGCTTGGCCGCGTCGAGCAAGCGATACTTCGCCTCCATCTCGGCGACCTGGGCTTCCGTCTTGCCCAGCATCTCGATCTGACGCTCGAGCTGGGCGATCTCCTTCTGGCCCAGATCATAGACGCTCTCGCGGTCGGACTTGCCGCCGCCGCCGCTGCGCCCACGGCGACCACCTCGGGCGATAGCGGGCAGGCCCGCGTCAATGTCGTTCGGCGCCTCCCGCGGCCGAGGCGACTTCAGCGGCCCCGAGCTTTCGCCCGGCGTTCCGAAATCGTTCTGCCCAGGGCCATAAGGCCCCTTGGGGCCGTAGTCGGGAGGGGCTTTCCCCGATCCTACGGACTGGGACTGCTCGATCGCGCGCTGGCGCTCGAGCGCACTTTGCAGGTTCGCGGCCAGGCGGGCAGCCTCGTCCGCCCCAGCTCCGACCGATCCTGCTATATCTGCGGCGGCGATATCGCCTGCGGCGACCGCACCATCACCCAGATGTTTCGAGGCCTCCGCCGCCTCCCGCTGGATGTCCTCCATGGCCTTGACTGCGGGGGACAGCGCTGGTGGCAGCTTCTCACCCTCAGGCCACATCTCGCGGATGACGGCCAGCGCGGCGGCGGCATTGTCCCGGATCTCGACCATCGTATCCGAGGATTGCAACGCATCCATGGCCGACTTCAGGCGCCCCACCTGCTCCGGGAGCAGGCCGACCTTGCGAGCCGCCTCCTCGGCCCCGGCAACGTAAGCATCGAGCGCCTCGCGGGCCTGCAGCATCTGCTCGGACGTGGCCACGCCAGAGGCGGCCTGACGGTCGAAGTCGGCCTGCGCTTCCCTCGCGCGTTCCATCGCCTCGACAGCGGCCTGAATGCCATTCAGCAGGTTCTGGTTCTCGCCCGTCAGCGCCCTCACCGCATCCTGCAGGGCGACCCCGGCCATGTATTCTGAGGTGCTGCGGACAACCTCGCCGAACGAGCCGAACCTCTTGGCAAGCTCGTCGGTGGCGGTCCAAGCCAGATCCGTGTAGCGCTGATAATCCTCCAGCGCCCCCTTGAATTCGTCGAGCGCCTTCTTCGCCTCTTCCGACGACTCCCCGCTGCTAAGGAGGCTCGCCGCCAGCGGCAGGAGCGAACCGGCCGCCGCGCCGGCGACGATCCCGAGTGTTCCGAACCCCATGGCAAGGTCCGGCAGCTGGATGGCCAGCGCCTGCAGATAGTTCCCGGTGGCGGAGCCTTGCTGTGCCACCTGCGACAGCTGCATGGCTGCCTGCCGCAGGCCGTTCCCATCGAAGCTGGGCGCAGAGCGCTCGATATTCTTGTTTGCAGCCTTGAAGACCTTCTCGTTGGCGCGGGCAGCCCGGATCGTCTGGGCCTCCATCCTTCTAAGCTGCGCCAGATACTGCTTCTCGGTGATGCCAACCTCGACGAGCAGCCCCTCGTTCGCCCCTTGCATCGCCATCAGAAGCCCTCGATCCCAAGCTCGCGCAGCTCGTGCTCTTCCACGTCGCCGCCGGCACTCTTCTTCTTCCCGCCGTGCGCGGCGTTGTAGCCGTCAAGGCAGGCCATGAACTGCCACAGGGTCATCCGGTCGACCTGCTGCGGCGTGAACCCCATCACGGCGCCGTTGCCGTAATAGCGGGAGAAGCGCCACTTTCCGGGCTCATCTTCTCGGCTTCGCCCGCCTCCGGCTCCCCCACGACATCGTCGGGGTCTCCCATCAGCGAGTGAGACATGATCGCGAGCGCCGTCAGCTTGAACTGCACCGGCGGGTGCTGCTGCATCCTGAGCGCCACGAACGGCCCGGCCTCGTCGGTGGTCATCTCGCCCGAGCCGATCAGGCCAAGGCGGATCGGCTCGATGATGTCGTCAACCCGCCACTTGCCGAAGCGCAGGCGATTGAAGATCTCCTCCGGCCCCGCATCGCAGTTGCGCTGCAGGGCACGCAATTCACCGATGCGGAGCAGGAAGCGATGCTCCCCGCCCGGCCAGTGCAGGGTCTTGGCGTCCATTACGCGCCCTTCAGCGTCGGAACCGGCAGCCCGTCGAAGACGAGCTCGAAGGAGGCGGCGACCTTCTGCCCCTTGGTCACCTCGAAGGAGAGGTTCGTCAGATAGGCATCGCCGGTCAGCGCCACCGTGTCCGTCGCGGTGCCGCTCGTCTGCGCCACCAGGAAGCTGATCTTCACCGGCTTCGTGAGACCGGAGCGCGCCCAGTCCAACATCTTCTGATGCGAGGCGAGAGCCCAGACGCCGGAGCACGAGGCCTGCGCGCCCACGCTGCGCACTGACCGCTCGATCTGGAACGGCTTGTCCAGATCGGCGCAATCCGGGACCTCGGTCTCGTCGAGCTGCGTCGTCTCCGAATAGCTCCACTGCGTGATCCCGCAGATGTTGACGAAGGTGCCGGCCGTGAACTCGACGCCCAGCGTCGTCTTGGCAAACGAGGAAGTCGTGGCGTAAGCCATGTGTCAGTCTCCTATGACTTCTGAAAGCCGCGCCTTACCGCGCGAGAGATTGCAGCCTTCACCCTGCTGCGGTTGGCCCGGAACACCGGGTAGAAGAAGGGCTGCGCAACGATGCGGCCCGTCGACTTGCTCGATTTGCCCGTGACGAAGGTCGCCGAGCGGATTTTCTTCCGCTGGTTCCAGAACCGCTCCGATGTGCCGAACTCGAACCAGCGCGCGATCGCCGGAAAGCCGCCCGGGTATTCCGTCGTCGTCGCTGTCGCGAACACCGTGATCGTGAGCTTGTCGAACTCCTGGCCCTTCTTGGCGCCGCTGCCCACCTTGCCCACGGTGATGGCGCCGGCCGGCACATCGCCCCACGTCCAGTCCAGCTTGATCGTGCCGGGCAGCGGGTTCGCCGCCTCCATCTCGCGCACGATCTCGCTCGAGGCCTTCTCCATCGCCGCGACAACCTCATCGTGGACATTCTTCGGGATCGCCCGCAGCCTGCGCTGGAATTCCGCTACGCCCTTGACCATGTTGCCCCTCAGGAGGATCGCCGATGAAAGCTCTCGCCCTCGCTGTTGCCTTGCTCGCCGCCGGTCCGGCTAATGCCGGGATGAAGGACGGCAACCGCCACGTCCTTTTCGGCATCTACCTGAAAGCAGTCTTCGCCCGCGCCGAGTGCGGCGTAGGCGGTGGCATGGACGAAGCCATGCAGATGGCCGGGACGCTAGCGGAAGCCCGCCACCCGCAGGACCCATGGAACCGCGACAAGCTCCTCGCCGAAATGAAAGACGACGCGGAGCGGAGCAGTTACATCGCGGCCATTGGCGGCTGCGACATGGGATTTATCCCTGCGGCCTATCAGCTCCTCACCGTCACGACCGATGCGCTGACCGCCCGCTAGGCCTCGTCGATCATCGCCTCGACCTGCACCACGGCGTGCCCGGTCAATCCGTCAGGGTCGAGCATCACCCGCACGAGGGTCACGCTCAGCTCGACCAGCCCGTGTGTCGGCAGCTCGGGCGAGGCACCGTGCAGGTCGGCCCGGATCGCGTCGGCCAGCTCGCGGGCACCACGAAGTTTGCCCTGCTCCATGGTCCAGCCGTCGACCTGCAGCGTCTCAACCCGGGCCGTGATGCCATCGGCATCGTCCTCGATGCTGTAGCTCGGCCCGAACGAGACATAGGTAGCGGACTGAGGGCCTGGCACGTTGTCGTAGACGCGCCCGGCCGTGAGGGCGCGGGTGGCGCTGCCGGTAGCAGTCAGGAGCCCGTAGATGGCGGTTTGCAGCTCGACCGATGGAGACGCCATTACACCGCCACCCCAGATTCGGCCGTCACCTCGAGCCAGCGCCGATCATCGGTCGGCACGACGGTGCGGATGTTGAAGATCGTCCCGCTGCGCACATCGCGCATCCGCCATGCGGTCGTGATCGCCTCAGCCTCCGCGCACCGACGGATCTGCACCACGACAGGCTGGCGGCCAGCCAGGCGCGCGGCCTGCACGGTCTCACCGCCGCGCAGGTAGCGGATCTTAGCGCGGCAGGCATACCGTTCTGCCCAAGAGGCATTGGTGCCGCCGGACCCGTCCGGGATCTGCACCGGCTCATCGAACGCGAGGCTGGCCTGCAGGTTCATCACAGCACCCTGCGGCGCAGCGCGCTCACCAGGGAGTAGTAGACGGGCGAAAGCTCTGTGCGGTCATAGAGGTGATCGACGAACAGCAGGATGGCGCGGCGCGCCCGCGGCAGGTCGTGTTGGGGCAGTGCGGCCGAGTAGGTGATCGTAACCGCGTCCACCTCGTCCGCGAGTGTGACCTCCGGTCCGAGAGCCATGTTGACGACAGTCACGGCGCCACCAGCCGAGGCTGTCACGCCCGACACATCCGGCAGGCTGAGGCGATAAGGGCCCGGGCCGGTGAAGCTCTCGCGCCAGATCTGCGGCATGATCGCCCGCCCGAGCACGCCGCCGGGGCCATCGAGATGGGCCGTGGCCGCCGAGATGCAGTCCGCAATCTCCGCGTCATCATCATGATGTGTGACGTTGAGGTGGACCTTGGCCTCGTCCACCGTAACCACCGGCACGGTTGGCGGCGTGACGAGGACCGGGATCTGGCTCATTTGCTGGCGGCCTTCTTGCCGGCCGCGGGTTTCGCGTCAGCTTTCCCGTCCTCGGCCGAGGCCGGCTCGAGGACATGCGGCACGAGATGCGCGACATCCGCCGGGGCCGCCTCGCGCTCGTCGCCCACCTCATAAGGGCGGTCTCCGATGTGCTGGCGCAGGACTGTGTATTTCTGCATGTCATCCTCCTATCGGCTCATGAGAGGGGGCGGGAGCCCGCCCCCTCGAGGAGACGATCAGGCCACGCGGCCGAAGTCGCCGTAGATGAAGGCCTCGGGCCGATAGACGGCGAGGGCGAGCCGCTCCTCCGCGAGGAACGTCACCTTGTTGCGGGTGAAGTCGTCGTTCTGGTAGCCCGCCTCGACCCTGCCTTCCCACTGGTCGAAGATCTGAGCCGCCATGTCGAACGCGCCGACCATCACCTTGTCGATCGTCATGGCCGGCGTGTCGACGACGGGCAGGTTCCAGAGCGTCTTGGCGACACCGCCCTGCGGGTTGCCGATGATGTATCGCCCCACCGTGTCCTTCAGCAGCTCGATCCACGCCCAGTCCGCCGGGTGCATGGTGATGCCGGAGGCGGGATACTCCGCAAGAACAGCCTGCAGCATCATCAGGCGGATGCGGTCGATGGAGGTGGTATCGCCGTCGGTGAGCGGGTTCACATAGGCCGTCGCCTGCGGCACGAGGCCGAGCAGGTTCTGCCCTGTGCCGTCACCGTAAAGCAGCTGGCCTTCCTCCTTGTAGGCCAAGCCGTAGAGGAGGCGCTGGTCGATCATGGACCGCACCTGCGCCACATCGGACAGAACCTGGCGCGTGGCACGCGTCCAGTGGGCGATGACCTTGGTGGTGACGGACTTTTCCGCCAACTTGATGTCGCTCTCGGGCTTCAGCGCGCCCTCGGCGACCGGCGCCGCGTTGTTGGTGAAGCCGGTCTCCTGCACGAACTCGATGGTGGGCGAGTCCGTGCGGCCCGGCATCAGCAGGTTGCGGATCGTCATGCGCCGCTGCGGCAACGCCTGGACGCCCGGCAGGCGGTAGGGTGCGATCGCCGCCCCGACGGAGCCGGCCGTGTCGGTCGTGGCAGAAGTCAGGTCGGCCTTCACCGCCATCGAGAGCTTGGTGCCGGGGCTCGCGTTCGCGAGGCTCTTGAAACCGTCCATCTCGATGAACCGTTCGCCAACCGACTTCGCCTCGGTCGCGCCTCCGCCGCCGCGAGCCATCTTCTGCTCGATCTCGGTCAGCTGCGCCTTCAGCTCGTTCATACCGGTGAGCGCTTCGTCGGCCTTCTCCTTCAGCGAAGCGGACAGCACCTCGCCGCGATCCGCCTTGCCCTTGGCATCCTCGGCAATCGCCTTCACGCCATCGAGCGCCTTGTCGAATGCCGCTTTCGTTTCCGCTGCCAGTTCGGCAGCCGATTTCTGTTCCGTCACGGGAACCTCCTGAGCTGTGATGAAAGGGCCTAGTGGCCCAGCAAGGCGCGGTAGAAATCCACCGCCTCCGTCGCCGCTACGGCCGGCTCCCCCGGCCCCTTCAGGTGGATGCGCGCGGCGCGCTCCGCCTGCGAGTTCGAGAGGCCAAGTCCCTTGACCATCAGCTCGAACTCCCGCTCAGTCAGCCGGTCCCCGGCCTTGAGCTTATTCACGACCTCGTCCATCCGCTCGGACTTCACGGCGGAGATCTTCGCCCGCTCGTTCATCGGGAAAGTGACGGGCGAGATCTCGAAGAGGTCAGCCTTCTTGATGACGCGCACATTGCCATCGGGCTCCGCTTCCCGCGTGCGGTAGCCGATCGACAGCCCGCCGATCACGTCCGCCTTCATCAGGGCGTGGACCTCCCGCGCCTTCGGCACCTCGAGGACCAGGCGGCCCTTGCCCCAGAGGCCCTTTGCATCCTCGGCCAGATCCTCCCACACGCCGATGGGCTGATAGGGATCGTGGTTCCACAGCATCTTGATGCTGCGGCCGGACTGGCGGGCCTTGGCCATCCCCTCGACGAATGCGCCGGGCGCGATCTTGTCGCCCCCGTTGTCGACGTTGCCGAAGATCGCGGCATAGCCTTCGACCGTGCCTTCGTCGGTCAGCGCCTTCAGCTCGAGCGCGAAATCACTGTGCTCCATTGGTCTTCCCCGCTTCCGTGATCGGCACGTTCTGCATCTGCATGCGCGGCACGTCCCCGCCGAGGACCGGCGGCAGGTTCTCGCGCCCGCGAACCTCGTTGATCGTCATGGCGCCCATCTGCGTCATGGAGCCGTAGAAGCTGGCCCGGGCGGCGCTGTCGCCGCGCAGGATCGCCTCCATGTTGATCCGCACCGAGTAGCCCGAGGCCCGCTCGACCGGCGAAAGGAGCTGCTTAGCCACCGCCTGCTCGATGCGTTTCACCCGCCGGCGGAGCGTGAAACGCTGGAACAGGATGCCCTGCTGCTCCACGCTCGTGGGCCATGCCGTGGCGCTTCCCGGGTGGCCGATCATGACCGGCGGGACCCCGAAGAAGCGGCAGATCTCCTCGACCGAGAACTGCCGGGTTTCGAGCATCTGGGCATCCTCCGGCGAGATGCTGAGGGCCTGATACTCGACCCCGCCCTCGGCGATAAACGGGCGGCCGGCATTCACCGCGCCCATGTAGCGCTGCGGCAGAACCTCCTCGACGTGCTTCCGCTGCGACTCGGTCAGCCATTCCTTGAACTTCAGCACGCCGCTGGGGCGGAGCTGGTTCGCGAAGGTCGATGCGGCGGCGCGGTCGGCAGCTTGCGCGGCGGCGAAGGCCTGACAGCCCACATGCAGGGTCGACATCCCGCCGAGGGGATCACCGCCCGGCCCGCGGACATGGAGCACCGCGCGATCCGTTCCCGTGTAGCTCTTACCCTCGCGCGTCCAGCGATATTCAAGGGCGCCAGTCGCGGTGCGGCGGACCGAGATTGCGTCCGGGTGGATCGGATAGAGCGCCACCGGACGCCCGCTTGCGTTGCGCTCCACCTGCGCATAGCCGTTGCCCCGCAGCTCGATCGAGAAGTTGAGGAACTCCCAGAAGTCGAGGGCGGTCTGATCATAGTTCGGTGAATCGTAGATCAGCCCGTGCAGCGGGTGGCCGACCTCGACGGCCGAGAGCTGGCCGGCCCTGCGGTGAACCTCGAAGGGCAGCGAGGCGATGGTGCCGGCCACCAGGTTCGTGCAGGCCCAGACCGCCGACAGAGCCAGCGCCGAGGATGTCGTCACCACCTCGCCGGAGTAGCCCTGCCCGCCGCCCAACGCCCCCGCGAGAGCATGGTCGGTCACCTTCGGCAGCAGCTGCACCACATCGCCCTTCTGCTCCATCGGGCGGCGGCGGCCGAGCATCTTCTGGATCAGGCCCATCAGGCGCTCCCGAGCGAGGCAATGAAGGCGTCCAGCGAGCCGGTCGGCGGCTTGGCGGACGGGTTGAGGAACATGAGCATGGCTGCATCGAATGCGGCCATCAGCGGATCGATTTTGGCGGAGCCGGATGCCTGCTTGGTCACCATGTAGTTGCTCCCCTTGAGCTCTTGCTTCGCGTTGCCGACGGCCCAATCCATGATCGGCTGCCGGGCGTGCAGGAGGCGCCGAGACTCCAGCTTCAGCGGCATGGTCGAGATCGCCGTCTGCAGCTTCCACCCCTGGGTGACCGCCTGCACGAGCGGCGAGACGATCTGCTTTTCCTCCAGCGCGTCGAGCAGCAGCGCGATGCCGGCAGAATCGAGGCCGATGCCGGCCGTCTCCGGCAGGAGACCCGCGAGGTTGACCCGGGCGCAGAGGGCTGCGGCCTGCTCGGCCTGCTCCTCCGGCGTCTCCACCACGATCAGATCACCGTCTCCCTCGAAGCCTCTCAGCGCATCCGCAATCTGCGGGCGCGCCGCGAAGACGGTCGGACGGGCCCACGCGCGCACCCATAGGAGCCACGCCTTGTCGGTCCTGCGGCGCCCCAGCACGGCCAGCGCCGCCAGGTCATCCGCGCCGCCCCAGTCCGCACCGATGGTGCAGACCTCGCTTTCGTCGAGGATCCGCTCGAGCGACAGGTCCTCAATCCCGGCCGCCTCCCAGTGCATCGCGCCTGACCAGGCATCGCCGCCGATGCCGACGCCGATCTCGATATTCAGATGCTGACTGGTCCAGATCTGCTCGGCCTCCTTCGAGACCTTGCCGTTGTTCTCGTAGTCGTCGGACAGTGCCTGCTCGTCGATCGAGAGGCCGAGGTTCGGCAGCACGAGCCGCCAGTTGTCGATGTCGCGCCAGAACTTCGGATCGCGCTGCAGCTCGGCCGGGAACTCGTAAAGCACCGGGAGCATGATGGGGGCCGGGCCAGCCTTGCCGTCTCGGATCGCGCGCGCCTTCGCCAGCTCGGACTTCCAGATCCCGGTCGGCATTTCGTCCGACTGGGTCGTGATCATCAGCACCTTGCCGCGCACCTTGGTGATGCCGCCGCCGCGGATCTGCTGCATCACCTTCGCGGCCTTCGCCTTCTTCCCCAGCTCGTGCAGCTCGTCGATGATCGTCAACACCGGGATCTCCCCCGTGACGATGGAGGTGTCGAAGGTCTTCACGTCGAGCTGGGTGCCCGTCTTGCGCCGGGTGATCGTCTTCAGGTGATCCTGCACCTTGAAGATGAGCTTCAGCTTCTCGTCGAGGTCGATCATCCCCTGCGCCTGCGCGAAGCACCGCTCGGAGATGTTCTGCGACGGCCCCACCAGCAGCATCTGCCGGTTCGGCGCTTCCTCCATGTAGAGCGCGGTCAAGGCCAGGGCGGCCACATAGGTGGACTTCGAGTTCTTCTTGGGAACCATGCAGAGCAGTTCCCAGACCAATTCACGACCGGTCTCCGGATCCTCGCTGGCGAAGAACACGACGAGGATCGTCTTGAACCAGTCGCCACAGGCCTCGGCCATCGCCGGGTTCCCGGGCACGTCCGGCAGCCTGAGCCGGTTGAAGAAGGCGAGCACCCGAGCCGCCTTCTTCTCGTCCACCGGAACGTCCGCAATCGGAACCTCTCCGGCCTGCAGCTTCTCCCACCAGTCCGGGCAGGCGAACCGAGGCAGCGCCTCAGTGGCGCACATTCGCGCGCGTCTCCAGGTCAAGCTCGTCCATCAGGGCGGCGTCGGCATCCAGCGCCAGCGTCTCGTCCAGGACCTTCTTCCCGACCTTCTCTTTCGGCTGGTCCTTCGGCTTCCCGGCGTAGGCCCGCTCGGCCTCCATCTGGTCGAACTTTTCGAGCAGCCGGTCGACCTGCCGCATCGCACCGACGTTCCCCGCCTGCGCCGCGGTCAGGGCAAGCTCCAGGCGGCGAGCGTCAAGCATGTCGCGCGCTACCGGCCGGATCTTGAGCTCCTGTAAAAAAACCCGCCGGAAAGTCGGCAGCGACATGCGCATCACGGCCGCGATCCGCTCGTTGGACCAACCGACAGCAAGCAACATGTTGACTTTATTGCGATCTTCCAGAGTGGCCGACTTGCGCGGGCGGCCCGGCTTGCCGGACCCCGCTTCCACGGGGTTTCCGAACAGGTCGAAAACCTCTGCCATCAGAAAAAAAACCTCCGCGTGAGGGGGACGCGGGTTTGCGGCCCAAGGGGTTCCAGACTTTCGACCACCCCCCTCGGTCCGCCGTCAGGCCAGCCCGGCGCGCTCCTCCCGCTGCTTGGCGCGGTCGTGGCACGGCTTGCAGAGGCACTGCAGGTTCGACCGATCCCAGAACAGGGTCACATCCCCACGATGAGGGGTGCGATGGTCCGCGACGAGTTGAGACGTGTCGCCCTCCAGCTTGCCGCACATCGCGCAGGTGAAGTCCGCATCGCTCAGCACAGACCAGCGAAGCTGGCGCCAGCGCGCGGTGCTATACCAGCCGCGCCATGGGGCAATGGCGAGACGGGCTTGCGTCCGGCTCACGCCATCGCCACCGGAGAGCGAACGAAGACGAGCAGGCGCCACGCCGAGCCGCTGCGGTAGCTGCGTGAGCCGCGCCATGCCTGCCTGCCATGATGAGGGTGGAAACGCACAGCGCCCGCTCGGGTGACCGGCGGGCGCTATGGTGGATGATGCCAAGGAAGATGGATGGGAGTGACTTAACGGTCAAGCCCCTTTTTGCGGGGCTATGTCCGGTATCCCTGCATGCGGTCGAGAGCGGCGGCCAACGCAATGCGCAGCGCCGAGAGGCTGTCGGTCCTCTTCGCCCAGCCGTGCGCAGCCAGCACCTCGCTCAGCGTCTTCCCCGCGAGCGCCACCATATCCACCAGCGTCCGGTCGAGGATGGCCGCCTTGCTGCCACGCTTGCTTGGGCGGATGCGGCGGACAGCCATGGCCGAGCCCGTGCCGATCCGAGCGCGCAGGCGGGCCAGCTCCTCGCCCTCGCGCAGGTAGCCATCCATGAACTCGCCGCCGGTCGGGCTGCTGCCCCGCTGAGCCTCGATCGACGAGCACCGCACGCCGCCCGCGGAGTGCCGCTCGACGAGGTCGCGGTAATGGCGCGCCATGGCGATCTGGCCCGGCGTGAACGGCGGCTCGAAGGCGGGCGCGGTGAAGTTTTCTTCCGACTTGCTCGCCTCGTGGGCCGCCCGCGCCTTCTCCACGGCCGCCTCGTGCTTCAGCCAGGCGGAGCGGGTCATGGCATCGAACACGTCGGCCGCCTCCCAGTGCCCCGGCTCGATCCGGCGCAGGCCGCCCGGCAGGACCGTCACGTTCGGCACCAGACGCTGCGCCCCGCGGGCCGGAGCCACGGGCGCGGCCTGCATCGCCTCCGGAGGCGTAGCCGCCGCGAGCATGGCCGCGAGACGCTGCCGCTCATCCTCGGCCGAGAATGCGACGGCCGCCGACGCTGCCTTGCGACCGCCGCCACTCGCCACCGTCATGGCCTCGATCCGCCGCTGCACATCCGACCGGCCTTCGTCCTGCATTGCGATCATCACCCCCGCCGCCTTCATGCCGCCGTTCCCTCATCGCCCTTCTGCCCCCGCCCGGCATCGACCAGCGCGCGGGCCGCATCCCGGTCCCGCAGATATTGCTCGAGCCAGCCCCGATCCTCCGGGCTCGCCGTCTCCCGCTCGATCCGGTCGCGGGTCAGCTCGCAGCGCCGCGCGTTCTCCGCCGCCTGCTCCCGGATCCCGCGCATGTCCATCGCCATGGGCGGACGGGGATGCTTCAGGAGCCAGCGATAGAGCTCGACCAGATGTCCGCCCGCCTCCGCCTTCGGCCCCTCGATCGAGGCGAGCCAGCTGGTCACGATCCGCCGCTCCGCCGCGGGCGGCTCCTGGAGGCCCCGCGCGAACTCGCGGATCACCAGCTCGGAGGGCCAGACGCCATCCGGGGCGTTGTCGATCAGCGTCTCGGCCAGCGTCATGAGGTTGTCGTCGCTCATGTAGGCGAGGCGCTCGCAGATCCGCCCCATCGTCGCCTCATGCACCGCCGCGGACACACCGCGCTTGCGCGCCATCCCGGCTTGGTCCAGCCGATCCACCACCAGCGCCTTCACCCGCGCCCGGTCTTCCGCCTTCGCTCCACTCATGGCCCCGTTCCCTTTCTCAGCACTGCCACGCCTGCCGCCGCTCGCTGCCGCCCGATCATCTCGCCCCACCAGAAGGAGTGTTTTGTCAGGTTCTGTTTTGTTGGGTCCGGTCCTGTCTTGTCCTGTAGGGCAATAACACTTACGGGCCTGTTAGATCACTGCAACCCAACAGTTATTAACTGTTACGATTGCAGTTATTAACTGTTAGTAACACTGTTAACTCATTGGAACTTAACAACCTTGGGGCCGCCGCTCGTGGCTTCGAACGCAGCCCGCACGTTGTCCGAGGTGATGTAGAGATCCCGCTGCATCAGCCAGTCCGCGATGAGCGCGATCATGTCCGGGCTTTCGGCCGCGCGGCCGCAGTTGATCTCGATGAGCTTCCTCCGGACCCGTGTGCGGGCCATGGCCTTGGCGCCCTCAGTCCGCGCCTGGTCACGCCCGCGCTTCCGGCGGTGCATGTCGCGCGCAATGCCAGCGATCATCGGATGCCCGAGGCGGGGATTGTCCGGGGCATCCTCCTGGTTCGCGATGTGGGTTTCGCGCCACCCGTAGAGTGCGCCCGCCCGGGCCGCGCGCCAGCCGTCGAGATCGGCGCCGTATCCTGCCAGACGCGCGAGCTCGAAGTCGTCGTCGGGCAGCGTTCCCGCCGGGTCCTGCCGGAAGGCCTCACACCACAGAAGGAGCGCGGTGCCGATGTCTGCCTGCCGCCCCTCGGCCAGAGCGCGGGCGACGAAGCGGGAGGTCAGGAGCCGGTTGATGTGCAGGGGCACCCATTCATGGCTCGAGAGCGTGTCTCCGAAGGCAAGCGGATATTCCCAGAAGTCGCCGATGACTTCTGTGTCCGCATAATCATTTGGCATTGGTCCCTCCCCGACGGCGCTGCTCACGCTGCACTGCCGTGATGATGGTGGTGTGGTCGCGCCGCATGACATTGCCGATCTGGGCCCAGGAGAACCCCTCGCGGCGCGCGATGAAACAAGCGAGGTCGCGGGCTTGGACGAGCCCCGGAAAGACGCGCGCGCCGGTGATCTCCTGCGGCTCCCAGCCCGTCGCCTCCGCGACCTCGGCGATGATTTCGGTGATCCGGGCGGGATGGCAGCGGGTGCGGATCTCAGCGGCGCGAGCGACGTCTTCGGGCGTCATGCTGCCCTCACTTCGCCGCCGCGGCGCTTCTTCCCATGATAAAGCCGGTCCACCATCTCTCCATGCTCCATGGCCGCCCTGGTGCCGGCAGCATCGGCAGTCATGGCCTGCGCCAGCAGAAGATCTCGATATGCCTCGAGCGTGATGCTGCCGGGCCATCCTTTGCCGCGCATGGGCAGGCCGAGGCGGCGGGCCTCTTCCGTGACCGCATTGCGATGCAGACTCAGCGCGCCACCAATGTCCTCGCGCCGCACGCCCGCCAGCCACATCGACCGGAATACGGCCGCATCGTAGAGCACAGGCGGCCCGCTGCGCCTCCGGGGCAGGCCCATCTGGCGGGCGAGCGTCGAGACGTAGCTGGCGCCCGCAACCCCGAAGCGCTCCGCGATCTCCTCGACCGAGATGGAGCGATCAGCCCATGCGGCGGCGAATGCCGCGCGGGAGAACCGGATCTGCCGGCCGCCGAACTTGAAGGTGACGCCCCAGCGCCGCGCAAAGGCGTAGGCAGTGGCCATGGTGACGCCCTCAGCCTCGGCGGCTTGGGAGACCGTCAGGCCGCGAGCGGCCATGGCGCGGTAGCGCTCGAGCCGCTCAGGATCCTTGCATGTTCCGCGTGCGATCATTCCGGCCTCTCGGCATAGACGAAGACGGGCACCTGGGCGGCGAGGGCGGATGCGACCTCGTGCCGGATGCCGGTGGATTGCGCCCAGCCGCGGATCTCGGGGACCACGACGGCGGCACAGGAATCGAGGATCGGGCGGCACCACTCCTCCCAGAGCGGCACGCTGAATGGGTCCAGCCGCAGGCGCGGGAACCGCGTGGCGTGGACCATGACAGCTGAGAGGGCGACCGGGGAAATGGCGGTCACGCCGACCTCGAGCAGGCGCACGCATTCCTCGGCCGCGTCACGCATGGCCGCGGCCGAGCGGTGCTCGCACCACGATCCGTCCTCGGCGCGGGCGCGAAGGGTATAGGGCGAGGCGAGATAGACCGGCCGGCCCCAGCGCGCGTGGCGCGCGACGAGCGCGGGCGAGGCGCCGAATCGGAGGAGGCCCGAGCCCTGCGCCCGGTGCCGCGCCAGCATTGGCCAGTTGGGCTCCCGCGGGAGCAGCGAGGGGCGCACGGGCGCGGTCATTTCGCTGCGGTCTCCGGCCGCTCCACATCGATCGACATGGTGACAGCGACCGCGTCACCGTCGCCGAGGATCGCGCTCACGAAGGGCACGTTCGCCTTGGCGGCCTTCTCGCCCGCGGCGATGGCGAGCAGCAGCACACGCGACAGCGCGACCAGCTCGGGCAGGCTCAGCCGGTCGATTTCCTCTTGAGTCATGGTCTACCCCCTGAATGGCTGCCGGGGGATCGGCGCCACCGCGCCCCGGCTCGCGGCGACCAGCCCAGGGAGGAGGGCGCCGCCGAACGGAAAAGGCCGGGGGCAGAAGGAGCGAGCGCCCCCGGCTGAGTGGCCGCGACCAGAGCAGGCGAGGCCGCGGCGGCAAAACTCATGCGAGCGTCACGATGGCAGCAACGCCGGCCAGAACCGCGAACAGCGGGACGAGATACCAGCCGGACGGCAGGCGGCGCTCCCGGGGCTCCGGGCTCTTGTGATGCGCCTCGTAGTGCTTGATCAGGGAAGAATATTTCATGGCTTTTCCTTGCAGACGCCGATGCTTATCCGTCAGGCCCTTGGATGAGGCGCGGTTGGCCCGCACCTCGTAGAAGCGCCTGGTGATGTGCCAGCAGACCCGGATCATGGCTTGCGGCTCTCCATCCGGGAGAAGACCACCTCCGCGCCCGCGATCATCATCACGGCGGTGACGTAGCGGAGGGAGGCATCGTGATCCTCGCGCAGCCAGTTGCGCACCTGCCGGGTGCTCACCCCCAGCACGGGGGCTGCGCGCTCGGCCAGTTCAGCCTCGGAGTTGGCCGGAAAGGCCCGGCGCAGCAGGTTCGAGAACCACCGACGGCTCGTTCTGGCGTGCTCGTCGGAATTGGCAGGATTTTTCCGCATGTTCGCTCCATCTTGTCCCTTGGCACGGGGTTTCGATGACGAAGCGATTTCATGACGGGCGAAGGGGGCGGCGTGGCACATCACGCTGCCCCCTTGTTCTCAACAGCGTCGTGGTCAGCGGAGACCCAGCTCGTTGCGGGGACGCCGCCATTGGTAAGGCGCTCGATCCGAACCGCCACCTCGAGCGAGGGCTGCTTCTTCCCAGCCTCGAGCAGCGAAAGATAGGAGCGGCTGATGCCCGCGGCCGCAGCGAACTGCTCCCGCGTCATGCCCGACGATTTGATGGATGCGGTCAACATGCCCCATCTTTACACACAGAAAACTATCGGCGTCAACGGGACACCTTTGCAGACAGTAAAATTCTTACTATTGGTCAATGGCGTCAAAGGCCCGAGCGCGGCAGAGTGCGGGCCATGAAGCTGGCCCTTGGGAAAGTGCTGCGGGCGAGGGGTGTCACGCAGACGAAGCTGGCCGACGCTGTCGGCCTGACGACTGGCTATGTCTCGCTTCTGGTAAGCAACAACCGGAAGCCGTCGCATGAAGTCTTGCTGAGCATCGCCGACTACTTGGGTGTGTCCGTTAACGACCTGCTGGACCCTGACGATCCGGCATTGCCCGCCGCTCCGGAGAGCCGGACTGGGAATGATCTAGATGACGAAATAATCGCCCATCTTGATCTGCTAACGGAGCCAGAGAAGCAGCTCTTGCTAGCCGCAGCACGCGGTTTCTCCGCTCAGCGCAAAGGGGAAGGCGAGTGATCTCCTGTAGCTCCCGCAAAAGCTCCGCTCGCAAACTGCCCCCGCCGTGGCCCATCACAACCCCTCTAGTTCTCAATCCGTTCACGCTAGGCGAGGGTCCGGGATTCGGTCAACCGGAGAGCATTCCTCTGCGACAACTTTTGTCGGAACCCCCATTTTGTCCTTTGCCGAGGAGTGTTTAGTTGGGACCAAGCACACTGCACCTGCCGATCATTCTTGTGGTTGCCTTTGCAGGCTGCGCACCGAACGTCACTGGCGGAACCGGTCGCACCACGGACGGCGGCGAGCTGGTTGGGCGTCTCACAGGCAGTGCGGCGGACGGGGAAACCGCGGTCGAGGTCATCAGCCCGCAGGGCTGGACTTGCTCCGGCAAATACCGGCACCAGGCCTTCGACGGAACCTCGACCACCGTGCCCCTCACCTGCACCGACGGCAGGACCGGAACTGGCGTGATCGTCTTCGAGAAGTTCGCGCTCAACTTCAGGATGCCCTTCAGTCTGAACGACGGCACCCAGGGCTCGGTGATTTTCAGCTTCAAAGGATGAGCCGCCTGGATCAGCCGGGTGGCATGTGTTCATGAGGGAAATATGTCAGAAGGCGCCGACTCTTATACGATCCTCTGCGGCCTTTGCGGCGCGCCGGTAAACCATCGGGTCGAAGGCGATCCGAACTCTGACGTTGGGTGCTCCACCTGTGACAACTGGGCGAAGCACGAGGAGGTGATGAGCATCGTCTCCCAATACGTCCACGACGAGACTCAGGCAGCGATCAACCGAAGCCTCAAGGATGCCGCTCGCGGTAGCAAATTCATGACATTCCGCGGCAAGACGACGAACGACAAGAAGTATCGCTTCGTCGTCGACCTTCAGCTCTCCTAGCCAAGCTTCGACGTCTGAGCCCATGTGATCCTCCTTCCGCCCGGCCTCGCGCCGGGCTTTTTCATGTCCGCGCCGACAGGGGCACAGACTCACTGATAACCGTGACTTTTCTGTAAGTAAACATTTCTCTTGACCGGCTACTTTACAGCCAGTAAACATTCCTCCCATCGACCTTCCAGATGGGAGACCGCCCGTGACCGCCTGCACCCTCCGCTATCCCGTCGCCGAGCCCGTCCAGCGGTTCGCGATCCTCGACCTGACCGAGCCGCAGCTGCACATGCTGGTTGCTGCGGCAGATCGCGGCCTCGACGATCTCGCGCTCGACGGTGACCGCGACCACGAGACCGCCGCCGAGCTGGCCTCGATCCTCCAGCAAGCGCGGGAGGCGCTCGGGCAATGACCGACACGCTCCCCCCCGCCTCTGACGTCGAGGCCGTCGCGCAGAAGATCTCTGACGCGATCCCGAATGGGTTCCCCTCGCCGGGCGCCGCCATGGCCCTCGGCTGCGCGATCATGGCCCACGCGCAGGGCGATCAGCTGGCCGCCGTGCGGCTGCTCGGCGCCGCGATGGCTGTCGTAGCCACGGCCGATTGCGAGATGATCGCCCAGGCGCCGGAGGCTCGGGGCCATTGAAACAGGATCTCCCCCTCTCGCCCCGCGGCCTCGACATGGCCCGCCACCACGCCGCGCACGGCACCACGCCCGAGATCCGCGAGGCCGCCCACCGCCTGCTGGCGGACAACGAGCTGGCCATCGCCATGGGCCGCCCGCTGCATCGCGCGGTGCCCCGTCCGACCTTCCGGACGAGCCGACCCAGCCCGCTCGGGCCGAACCGCACCGGCTTTCTGGTGGGGGTGCTGGCGCTCCTGGGCTTCCTCTTCGTCGCCACCGTGCTCTGGGCCCACGCCACCGACGTGGCCGCGACCATGCGCGCGCAGGCCGCCGCCATGCGCGGCATGTGATCCCGCGCGCCGGGGGGTCCGGCGCATCAACAGAAAGGACCTGTCAACGTGTTTGGCAAAATGTTCGGCAAGAAGGCCGAAGCGGCTGTCCAGAAGTTCTCGGGCCGCACCGACTACCTCGAGGCCGTATGCGCTGCGGCGGCGCTGGTGACCGCCGCCGACGGCGAGATCGAGGATGGCGAGATCGCCGCCACCATGAAGGCGATCGGCGCCAACAAGGCGCTGTCCGGCGGCTTCGATCAGCGCGTGATCGAGCAGACCGCCGAGAAGATGATCCAGCGCGCCGGCGGCGGTCGCGTGGGCCGTGCGGGGCTCTGGTCGGAGATCGAGGAGGTTCTGAAAGACCCCGAGATGGCCGAGGCCGTGGTGCTGACCGCGCTCGACGTGGCCGAGGGCGACGGCGAACTCGAGCCGGCCGAGAAGGCGGTTCTGGATCGCCTCGCGAAGCTGGCTGGCATTGATCTCGCCCGGCTGATGGCAGCCTGACCGTGGCAGGTGGTCTCATCACCGATTGGCTGCGCGCCCATGCTCTCGCCTGGACGACGAGCGCCGCGCTGACCATCGCGGCCCTGCGGTTCGTCACGCCCAACTTCGTCGACCTGATCTTCGACGGGCTGACCGTGGCCCTCGTCTGGCTGGCCGGGCGACTGGCCCGGATCTGACGCAGCCGGCCGCCGCTGCCTGCGGCGGCCTCTCACCCGACAGGAGCCCGGCATGAACGCCTTACCGAACCCGCAACCCGCGCCGCCGCCCGAAAGGAAACCCATGAGCGAACTGCGCACCCTCGATCAGATCATCTCGCTGGCCGACAACGGCCAGTATCAGCCGCAGCTGCTGCAGGAGAACGACGACCTGATCTCCGAGATCGTCAACTTCAGCCAGGCCTACGGCACGAAGGCGGGCGGCAAGCTGCAGATCACCATCAGCTACACGACCGACCGCTTCGGCCAGATCGATCTGGCGATCGAGCACAAGGTCACGAAGCCCAAAACGCCCAAGGCGAAGGCCACCGCATGGACCGCCGACGGCGGCGGGCTGACCATCGCGAACCCCAACCAGTCGCGGATGGAGATCCGCGAGGTTGCCGGCCGGCGCCAGCTGCGCACGCCCGGCGCGGACGAGTAACCCCGAGAAGGACAGAAGATGGACGAGAACATCCCGAAGAACGTGCTCGAGACGGCGCTGGACGAGGTGCTGCCGAAGATGGCGCAGCCGGTCGAGATCCTGAACCACCTGCCGGGTGCTGCGCCCGCCGCCTCGCACTTCGCCATCCCCGACGACATGCGCCACGTCGATCTGACGGAGGCGATCGACCGGCTGGCGACGAAGCTCCAGCCGTGGCGCAGGACCGGCACGGCCAAGCTGCAGGATCTGGCCAGCCTCATCGCCTGGGCGAACCGGCACAAGGGCGAGACCTCGGCCCTCTTCGCCGACATCGGCGCGAGCCCGAGCCTCACCTGCATCGCCGATTACATGGGTGCGGGCGCGCCGGTCATGGATCACGAGACCCGCGACCCGAAGGCCAGCCATTGCCGGCACCGGGCGCTCTACACCTTCCCGATGTCGAAGGAGTGGAAGCTCTGGACCGGCGTCAACAACAAGGCGCTCGACAAGGCCGAGTTCGGCGAGTTCATCGAGGCCAACGCGAAGGACCTGCTCGACCCGACGCCGAACCTGCTGAACGGCCACATCGGCGCGGCGAATGTCGAGCCGTGGGAGGTCCGCATGATCGAGGTCGCGCGCCAGCTGAACGGGCGCTTCGGCCAGTATCAGACGCTGGTGCAGCTCTCGCGCAGCTTCCAGGTGCACGAGGTCAGCAACCTGACCGCTACCCTCAACCGCGACACGGGCGAGACCTCGATCCAGTTCATCAACGAGCATCGCGAGCCGGACGGCCAGCCGCTGAAGATCCCGAACCTGTTCATGATCGCGATCCCGATCTTCGACCGCGGCGCGGCCTATCGCATCCCGGTCCGCTTCCGCTACCGCAAGGCGGGGTCCGAGGTGAAGTTCATCCTCTCGCTCCACAACGCGGAGATCGCCCTCGAGGACGCCATCGAGGAGGCACTCCACGAGGCGACGGAGGCCACCGGCCTGCCGCTGTTCCGCGGCGAGCCCGAGCGGGCGTGACGCCACCCCGGCGCGGCGGGCAATCCGCGCAACCTCCCTGTCGCAACTCCCCGGCCTCCGGGCCGGGGCCTCTTCCTCCGAGGATACAGGAGCCCCCATGACTCTCATTCCCGCCACCGATCTCCTCCTGCACCAGCTGCACCAGGAGTTCCTCCGCCAAGCCCGCCGTGCGCGCTGCCGCTGCCTCGGCGCCGACGATTATTGCGCCTGCCATGGCGCCCGCACGGAGGCCGACCATGAGCGCGGGTAAGATGACGAAGGAGCAATTCATCGAGGCCTTCGTGGCGCGGTGTGTCTCGGTCGCGGGCCCGACCTTCGACGACGGCTCGTCCATCGCCGATTACGCCCGCGAGGTGGCGCCCAGCTACTGGGCCGATGACCACCAGCGCGAGGACGGCCCCGAAGCCTGCGCCGACGCCGACATGTCGTATTGGGGCGAGGACTGACAATGCTTGACGCCGACCAGATCGAAACCTTCGCGCGCGACGAGATCCTCTCCGCCTGGGCTCGCATCGTCGCTGCGACGCTGCCCCATCTGCCCTTCGGCAAGCCGCTCGCGGTGGACCGGATCGGCATGGTGCGTCGCGTCGCTCAAGAATGCGGTTGCACCGTGGACCAGGTGCACGAGGTAGTGGGGGCGGAACATGGATAGCCGCATCACCTGCGCCGTTCCCGGCGACGTCGCGCTACAGGGCTCTCAGGCGTCCGGCCAAGGCCGCACAGCTAATGAACGCTTTCCGAGCGGCCTCGTGATCCAGGGACCCATCCACAGCCTGCAGGCACGCTTGCTTGGCGGGCGCCATGATCTCCGGACAAGGCCAGCAGGTCAGCGCCTGCACCGCTTGAAAGGACGAGCGAATGACGATGCGGCTCGATCCTTCATCCGTCACATAGACCACTGGAACGGACCACATCGGCATACCTCCCAACTTACAAACCAGAAACCGCGCCGGCCTCAGATCATCGGCCTGAGGGGAAAACGCGGTCAAGTTGATCTTTGTTCACGGGTTCATCCGAAGAGGTGTGCCTCCATCCCAACGGATAGGCGCCCGCAAATGTGCACCTTCTCCTGCATTGCGCAGCGCCTCGGCTGCGCGGCCGAGCGCGTGCTCGAGGTCGTGGGGGCGGCCGATGGGTGACATGAGCCAGCACCAGATTAAGCTTGCCCGTCACGCCCTCGGACTGCCGAACAGGCGCAAGCAGAGCTACCGCAATCACTTCGTCACGGGGCCCGGCGCTCCTGATTACGAGGCGTGGGAGGCGATGGTCGCGGATGGCCTTGCTAAGAAATTCCCTGCCAGCGCGCTTTCTGGTGGTGATCCCGTCTTCATTCTCACGCCCAGGGGCGCCACGGCCGCTCTCGACCGCGGTGAGCGGCTGGACCCTGAGGACTTCCCGACGCAGGTGGCTCATGGCTGACCGGCCCATCATCTTCTCGGCCCCGATGGTGCGCGCTCTGCTCGACGGGCAGAAGTCGCAGACGCGGCGGGTCCTCAAGAAACGCGCGGCCATGAATGCGCTGGCCGTGTTCGGCCCCTCGTTCCTCCTGCTGCCGGGCAACATCGATCTTGTCGGCTACGCCCCAGGCGACCGGCTTTGGGTGCGCGAAGCGTGGACCGCGCGCATGGAGCACGGCTGGACCATCGCCGATGCCAGGTCGCGAATGTTCCGGGAGGAGATCCTGTACCGGGCGGATGGCGACGATGGCGAGGGCTGGTGGCCGTCCATCCATATGCCGCGTGAGTTCTCGCGCACGACCCTGATCGTGACCGGGGTCCGCGTCGAGCGGCTGCAGAACATCAGCGGCGAAGACTGCGCTGCCGAGGGCGCGTGCGAATTTGCTTTGATGCCACCGACCGACGAAGAAGCGGCCGAGGGGCGCGACGTTTTCCGCGACCTCTGGAACAGCCTGCACGGCCCCGAGGCGTGGGACGCGAACCCATGGGTGGCCGCGATCAGCTTCACTGTCCACCGCAGCAACATTGACGCGATGGAGGCCGCCAGTGCCTGACCACATCGACGACATCGAGCCGCAGCCCTGCAAAGGGTCCCGCGCGATTGCCGAGGAGACGATCGACACCTGCCCCGATTTCGAGACGGCGCTGGGGGTCCTGCTCTTCGCCGCCGCGCTGACGGCGCATGTGGGCGGCCTCTCGCTGGAGCAGGCGGCGGCCGATCTCCTGCGCCTCCAGAAGCCAGCGGCCACGCTCGCCCCCACCATGCGCTACGGCGCCCCCGAACAGCGGAGGCCGTGCTGATGGCCAAGCGCGCGAAGCGGCCTGTCGAGGCCATGAGCCGGACCATCGTGGTTCCCCGCGACGTCCTCGCCACGCTGCAGCCTGAGGCTGACGCGCGCGGCATCACCGTCAACGCCCTGTGCCGCCAGCTCCTCGGGGCGGTGGCAGATGATCGTCTGGTGGGGGCTCTGCTCGATGGCTGACACCCTCCGCATCTTGATCGGCTGCGAGACCTCGGGCGTGATGCGCCGGGCCTTCGCCGCCCGCGGGCATGACGTCTGGTCCTGCGACCTCCTGCCGGCGGAGGACCGCTCGAACCGCCACATCGTGGGCGACGTGCGCGACCATCTGGCCGACGGCTGGGACCTGCTCATCGTGGCGCACCCGCCCTGCACGCGTCTCTGCAACAGCGGCGTCCGGTGGCTGCATGAGCCGCCACCGGGCCGCACCCGCGATGAGATGTGGGCCGAGCTGGACGAGGGCGCCGCGCTCTTCGCCGCGTGCTGGCAGGCGCCGGTGCCGCGGATCGCGGTCGAGAACCCGGTGATGCACCGGCACGCGCGGGAGCGTCTCCCGGCCGATCTGCCGCGCCCCCAGATCGTCCAGCCGTGGTGGTTCGGAGAGCACGCATTCAAGGCCACCGGTTTCTATCTGCGCGGCCTACCGCAGCTCACGGCGACCAATCGGCTGACGCCGCCACGGCCGGGGACCGAGGAGCACAAGCGCTGGTCCGCCGTCCACCGCGCGCCGCCGGCTCCCGACCGCTGGAAATTCCGCAGCCGCACCTTCGCGGGCGTGGCCGAGGCCTGCGCCGACCAGTGGGGCGGATGGGCAGCAGAGGAGGCCGTGGCGTGATCCCCGGCATCACCATCCTGCCCGGCGACTGCCTCGCATCCATGCGCACGTTGCCGGATTGCAGCGTGGATGCCGTGGTCACCGATCCGCCCTATGGCCAGACCAGCCTGCCGTGGGATCGGTTCGTCTATGGCTGGATGCCGGAGATCGCCCGCATCCTGAAACCGACCGGTTCGGTGTGGGTCTTCGGCACGCTGCGCATGTTCACCCAGCACTGGCGCGAGTTCGACGGCTGGACCCTCGCCCAGGACATCGTGTGGGAGAAGCACAACGGCTCGAGCTTCCACGCGGACCGCTTCCGGCGGGTGCATGAGCAGGCGGCGCACTTCTACCGGGGAGCCTGGGCCAGCGTCTACAAGGGCAAGGTGGTCACGATGGACGCGACCGCCAAGACCGCTCGGCGCAAGACGCGGCCTGTCCACATGGGGCAGATTGAGCGCGGCTCTTATGTCTCCGAGGACGGCGGCCCGCGCCTCATGCGCAGTGTGATTTATGCCCGGTCGGAGCATGGCCACGCAGTCCACCCTACGCAGAAGCCAGCCGCCATCATCGAGCCGCTGATCGTGAACGCCTGCCCGCCGGGCGGCGTGGTGCTCGACCCCTTCGCCGGCAGTGGGACAACCGGCGGCGTGGCGGTGCGCCTTGGGCGCCAGGCGATCCTCTGCGAAGGCAACCCGGATTACCTGTCGGCGATGGAGCGCCGGATCAGCGGCATCGTCAGCGCGACGGCCGACCTATTCGCGAGGGCGGCCGAATGACCGCCCAGCACCGCCAGCCTGCGCAGCAAGCCCGCGTGTCCGGCCTCACCCACGTCCGCGTGGCAGACCTGCGCGTGACCGTCCTCGAGGCCGAGGGCACGGTGCAGCTCGTGGTCGCACGCGAGGGCAATGCAGGGTGCTTCACCACCTTCTTCAACGAGTTCTGCGACTCGGCGACGGCCGGACAGCTGCGGCAGCTGGCCGATGCGGTTGCGGCGGCTTGGGCAGCAGCGGAGGGGCAGGGGATATGACAAGGGCCGCATTCCGCCAGGTGGACCTGACCCGCGCGATCCGCGCCGCGAAGAATGCTGGCATGGAGGTGGGGGCCTGCGAGATCATGCCGGACGGGCGAATCGTGATCCGGGAGAGGACGAGCGCGCCTCCGGTCGAGGATGCATTCGGAGCATGGAAGGCGAAGCGTGAGGGTCGAGTTGAAGGGCGTTCATAAGGTCAAGCGCCGGCTCGCGAGCGGCAAGGTCGCCGTGCACTACTACGCGTGGCGTGGCGGCCCGAAGATCGAGGCCCAGCCGGACAGCCCGGAGTTCCGTGCTGCCTATGACGCCGCGCACGCGGCGCGCCAGAAGCCCGTGCATCATGAGGGCACGTTGCAGGCGCTGATTACCGCCTACCAGCAGACACCAGCATTCACCGTCCTCGCGCCCACAACGAAGGCTGGCTACATCCGCCACATCCGGCAAATCGAGGCCGAATTTGGAGACATGCCGCTTAAGGCGCTGGCTGATCCTCGGGTGCGGGGCGAGTTCCTCGACTGGCGCGACCGGCTCGGGCAGAAGAGCAAGCGCAGCGCGGACTATGCCTTCAGCGTCCTCGCGCTGATTCTCGCGTGGGCCTACGACCGGCGGAAGATTCCGTCGAACCCCTGCGAGAAGCCGGGCCGCCTCTATGCCGGGTCGCGCGCAGACGACATCTGGACCGAGTCGCAGATCGCGGCCTTCCTCGCCAAGGCGCCGAAGCCGGTCCGCCTACCGTTCCTGCTGGCAATCTGGACCGGACAGCGCCAGGCCGACATCCTGAAGCTCACCTGGAGCGCCTACGACGGGCAGGTGATCCGGCTCAAGCAGTCGAAGACCGGGCGGCACATGGTGATCCCGGTGGCGCGGCAACTGCGCGAGGCGCTGGACGCGGCGAAGGCGCGGCGTAAGACCCTGACTATTTGCGAGACCTCGCGCGGCCAGCCCTGGACGAGTGACGGTTTCAAGACGAGCTTCGGCAAGGCCCAGGCCGTGGCGGGCATCGATGGCGTGACCTTCCACGACCTGCGCGGCACGGCCGTCACCTTCCTCGCGCTTGCCGGATGCAGTGTTCCGGAGATCGCGGCCCTCACCGGCCACAGCCTGAAAGACGCCGAGGCGATCCTGTCGAAGCATTATCTCGGGCGCGATCGGAGGCTCGGGGAATCGGCCGTGGCGAAGCTCGAGAGGCACGGACTGGGAACGAAACCTGTAAACGGTCCTGTAAACGGTTCCGCGATCAAGGCTGGCGATTCGGGCTAAGGTCCTGATTTCCGATGGTGGCGAGGGGGGGACTTGAACCCCCGACCCCACGATTATGAGTCGTGTGCTCTAACCAGCTGAGCTACCTCGCCGTCGGTGGACGCTGCACTATGGGATGTGCCGGGAAGCGTCAAGCGCAAAAACCGGGTCGCGGGCGATCCGGGGGCGGCCGGTGGCGGTTGCGGTCACGGTGGCCTCGACGAAGAGGGGCCGGCCCTCCACCGTCGCCTCGCGGACGGAGCGGGTGAGGGCGATGCGGGGATCCGCCGCGCCAGCCTCGGCCGCAAGGCGCGCCACCCGGGTGGCGAGATGCGCCTCGGCCGCGGCAAGCGCGGCCTCCGGGTCGGGCAGGCTCTCGGGGCCGTCGGGGAAATGGACGATGTAGCGGCCTTCGCCGGGGCTCGTGACCTGCAGGCTCAGCCGCTGCGAGACGAGGCCCGCCACCGCGCCGATCGCATTGGCCACGCCGCCATGTTCGGGCAGGATCGTGGTGCAGCCGAGCCGTTCTCCCACTCCGGCGTAGAAGGAGCGGGCCGAGGCGCCAAGGCCCACCACCGGCAGGGCGAGGTGAGCCGAGAAGGCGAGCGCCCCCGGGCGCCGGGCGAGGCCCGCACGCAGAAGCGGATGGCCCACGAGGAGGGCGGGATCGGCATAGCCGTCCTCGGCCAGGGCCACCTCGAGGAGGCACTCGGCCGTCCGCTCGGTCAGCCGGTCGAGGATCGCCGCGGCCAGCGTGCCGGCGTCGGGCGCCAGACGCTCGCCCCGCGCCGTGCGGCGGCGCGCCATGAGGGTGAGGGCCTTCTCGGCCGCCCCGGCGTCCCAGCTGGCCAGCCGCCCGAGCACATGGTTCGCATCCGAGGGCGTCACGCCCGCCATCATCACCAGCCCGCGCGCGATCAGCCGCTCGAGCGCCGCGAGATCCATCCGGCTGCGCAGCGCCTCGGCGAGCGGCATGGCCGGGCGCAGACGGTCCATCAGCTGCGCCTCGCGACCGCTGAGGCCCGCGGCGGGCAGGCCCGTCGGCAGCAGGAAGCGGCCCTCGTGCTCGCCCGGCGCCGAGGCCAGAAGGGCGCGGTCGAGCGCGGCATGGACCGGCCCGGGATGATCGGCCGCCAGCAGCGACACCGGGATCAGCCGGCGTGGCCCGAGGCGGAAGAGCCCCTCGAGCCCCTCGGGCGGATGGACCTCGCTGTCGCCGCCGAGCCCGGTCGTGCGCATCGCGACCGCCTCGACCATGGTGCGGAAGCCGCCCACGAGCGCGCCCTCGGGGTCGATCTCGGGCTGGCCGTCGCGCAGCACGGCCACGTCGGTCGTGGTGCCGCCGATGTCCGAGACGAGGGCATCCCGCACGCCGGTCAGCCAGCGGGCGCCGACGAGGCTCGCGGCGGGGCCGGAGAGGATGGTCTCGATGGGGCGCTCGCGCGCGAGGCGGGCCGAAATCAGCGCCCCGTCGCCCCGCACCACCATCAGGGGCGCCGTCATCCGGCGTTCCGACAGATGCTGCTCGCAGGCGGCGACCAGACGGCCGATCATGCCGATCAGCCGCGCGTTGAGCACGGCCGTCAAGGCGCGCTTCGGGCCGCCGAGGCGCGCCGAGAGCTCGTGCGAGCAGGTGACGGGGCAGCCTGCGACACGGTGGACGACGGCCCGCGCGGCAAGCTCGTGCGCGGGGTTGCGGGTGGCGAAGCTCGCCGCCACCGCGAAGGCCGCGACCTGCGGCGCGACGGCCGCCACTTCGGCCTCGAGCCGGGCGAGGTCGAGGGGCGCTGCCTCCGCGCCCGAATGATGATGCCCGCCGGGCAGGCAGATCACCGGATCGCCCGCGAGCGCCTCGGGCAGGCCCGCCCGCTCCAGATCGCCCGGGCCGAAGCCTATGAAGATCAGCGCGACGCGCCCCCCCTGTCCCTCGACCAGCGCATTGGTGGCGAGCGTGGTCGAGAGCGAGACGAGCCCCACCTCGGCCGGCGCGACCTGCGCTTCGGCCAAGGCCGCATCGATCGCCCGGCCGATCCCCAGCGCGAGATCCGCGCGCGTGGTCAGGGCCTTGGCCCAGCCCACCACGCGCTCCGCCTCGGGATCGACGATCACCGCATCAGTGTAGGTGCCTCCGGTATCGACCCCGAGAAGAAGCGTCAT